CATGTTCCATTGCATGCGTTGACGTTGGAGCAAATTATGAGCCACGTTACAAGCCGAGGGAACAAGCCAAACACTGTGGCGAGAGAGTTGAACAGTATCAAAGCCATGCTATCGCATGCAGAGAGTATGGGGTGGGATGTACCAAGCATAAATATTGTACGTCCGAACGTGGATGATAGTCGCTTGCGTTGGTTGACCGAGACCGAGCGAGACCATCTGATTGACTGTTGCGATAGCACAATCAAAGACGTCGTAACCTTTTTATTCTATACGGGGGCGAGGATTGGCGAGGCTTTCGCACTTTGTCCACAGGATATTCACAGGGGCTCGGCATTATTCACCAGCAAAAAAGGCAAGACGAAACGAAAAAAGGTTCGAGCTGTTCCGCTGGGGGCCAGAGTATCTAAAGTTCTGACAGTCGACGACGACGACGATTTCGTTTTCACTCAGCCAGACGGAAGCCAGTGGGTGAGGTCTAAGTTTTACGACAGCTTTTACAACGCTTGCAACGTTGCTGGCATAAAAGATTTTACACCACATGATTGTAGGCACACGTTCGCTAGTCACTTGGTGCAAAAGGGGGCATCTCTTCGAGCGGTTGCAGACTTGCTTGGACATTCGTCTCTAGCAATGGTGATGAGGTATTCGCATCTCGCACCGACACATTTAGAAACAACAATCAACTTACTTGAAGGAGAGTAACATGGAAGAAGAAACTAAACAGCCAGAGTTTGTGAAGGTAGCAGACGTTTGGATGGTAAAGAACGACGACCAGTTCGTTGGTCTGGAGATGACGTTTACGCAAAATGTTTTCAACAAAGACGGAGCAATGACAGTCATAGACTTTATGAAAAATTCTATACTGAATACACGATGGTTATTTGCAACGATTAACAGAGTAGAGGACAAAGATGCACCGACTAACGCACAACCAGAAAGTGATGGCAGTGAAAATTCTAAAGCACCTCCGCCAGTCGACGACACCAGTGAATCAGCAAAAGGAGATAGCTGACGCCATAGGTGTGACACAACATAGTGTCTCACGTTATCTGCGCACATTACTTTACATTGGGTTCATTGAAAAAGATGGACGCAATTATATTGAGGGGCCAAAAGCCCCTCAATATCTACAGTATTGGGCTGTAATCTTATTAGATTCTGCCTAGATATTTAGCTAATCCTAAGATTGCGATACCACCAACGACGACGACTGCGAGTATGACTGCGAACCAAGTGCCAATAAGTTCTAATATCTCTCGTCGTCGTCTTCGTTTAGCTTCTTCTTCTTCTTGCCTACGTTTTCTGACTTCGACACGCATACGTATTAGTTCTTGCCATGCAGATGGGCCTCTAGTTGCAATAACTATTTGACGTAAGTTGTCTTCAAGGTCTTCTGCTTGCTTCTTATTAATAAAAGTTTGTAATGCTTCTTCGTTAGCAGACTGAAAGGGTTTTCCCTTTTCATTATTATGCTCTTGTTTGACGTTATCAATGGCATCAAACATTTTTCCGATGTCTTTAGCCAAAGACGAGATTTCTTTTCCAGCAGCCACGCCCGCTTTTATTCCGTTAAAAGCTGCGACTGCCATAGTAATTGGTTCCACCTTGCCCTCCTTAACACCCTCTTATAAAATAACTAGGGGAGTAGCAAGTGTCGTCCTATAGTTCGTCTTCGTCAAACCTTACATTGCCAGACATGACTTGTTTTTCTAGCTCTTCGTCTGACAAGCTGTCGACGTCGAACATGTAAGATGTGTTATTTAGTTTTTCCTGGGAGATTTTTGGGGTCACTTTTCTTTTCGTCTGAGAAACGTTCTTCTCTGACGTACAGTCTTTCTCTGTGTGCAAGGAGGTCTCTAATACTTCCAATGTCCAGAAACTCGTACTGCAATTCGTGCATGTTCTCTTGCGTCTTATGCTTCCGTCTTTGGAACGACTGTCTAATACTTTTGTAGAGCCTCCACATTCGTGGCAAATCAAGCTGTTCTCGTGCGCTTCTTCTTTAACTTCTTGAAGTCTGCGCCTGTAATCTTGTTAAACGGAGGAGCCATACCAGCAATCATCTTTTGCTTTTTAGTTAAGCTCTTTCCTTTGGTCATGCTTTTCTTCATTCCCCTCATTTCTTCTTTCCTTTCTTCCAGCTGATACGTGCTGGCCCTTTCTTCTTTCTGCTGGCAGACGAGCATTGAGCCTTCGTCGGTCTGCAAGCTGGATAAGGTCTCTTGGATTTACCCTTCGCCGACTTACGACCACAAGGCTTTCCAGTCTTGCAGTCTACCCAGCCTTTGCCTTTGTTTCTGCTGAACCATTTATGCAGACTTTCGCTTCGAGCCACTCTTCTTACCCCAGTTCTTTGCGCCTACACGTCTACATTTAACTAATGCTCCGCTAGCATAAGCGCTAGGCCATTTTGTGTAGCGTGACTTAACTTTGTGGTAACAAGCGTCTTTCTTGCTAGATGTCTTACCCTTTTTTGACGTTGACTTTCTTGCCATTGTTACCTCGTGCCAACACGCAAGGACAATTTGCGTGCTTCATTTTACCTGTCTGCGTTTTGTTTGCGACAGCTTTTACTTTCCTACCAATACTAGCCACAGTGTTTACCTACGTCTGAGGGAACGACCACGACCACCGAAGATAGGTTTTACTCCTGTGGTTGTTCTTCCGAACTGGCTAGGCATCATGGACATTGCACGATAAGGGTTGATGTTTTTGCCACCAACCTTCATCGACTGCATCCCTGGTGTTTTGCCACGTGTTCCGAAGATAACGCCTCGGTTTTTCTTAATCATTAAGCTCTCCTAATGACCTTTTTTTTCTTCATAGAGCCTTTTTTTGATGCCATAGTTTTCTTCTTTGGCATAGGCTTTTTCATTGATTTTTTCATTCCACGCATGATAGACCTCCTTGCGATGATTAATATACTTTATGTCATCTATATTAAACTTTTGATAATAGTTTGTCTTCCTCAACTTATCAGAAGATTTAACAAGATAACCTAATGATTGCACAAGTAGTAGTGCATAGTCGTCCTCAACGATACCTTCAAATTCTGGTACGTTAGGATGCGATTCGGCTTCAGGGTGAAAACCCATCAACCAAATTCCAAAATGATTTTTATTTTGATTGTCTAGCCAGCTGTTGAAATCTTCAAAGCTCAAGTCTTCCCAACCTGTCCATGCTACAACGTGTGTTATCTCGTCTGTAAGACACATCTCGTTCTTGATTTCTATTACAGGTTCTAGTCTTTCGGTTACATGAACGACGACATTGCCTTCGAGCCAAGCCTTTTTTGCGAAAGGACATGGGGGCATGTCTGCAAATAATGGTGTTGGTTTTTCTAATACTTCTTCAGACCAAGATTGAATCTCAGCTGCAACAAGTGTTGAAAACTCATCCCAGTCGTCTGCCATTAGCACTTCCACCTACGTCTGGCTGCGCAAATTCTTTTCTTTGGAGTCTTCTTACAGCTGATGTTGTGCATTTTCATCTGACCAGCAGACCTTGAGCAGTATGATTTCTTACGCTTACCACCTTGTGGTTGTGGGGCTTTCAAGTTAGAGCCTGTAGCTTTGTTATATTTACGTCTGCCTTTTGCTGTGAGGCCCGCCCCTTTGGAGGCGGGTCTCTTTTCGCCTCTTCCTACTGACAGTTTTACGCTTTTCTTTCGTGCCATATCCAAAAACCACTCTATAAAGTATGTACAAAAGTATACAGCCAATAAACTGTACTTCTCTACCTTCAATAAAGATACTGGATGACAACGTCTTAGTCGTCCTATCTGTTGTTAAATTTAACTGAACCTGTTTCTCTCAGGTAACTACAATAAAATTTTAAGAAGTCGTCTAGCCTTATAAGACAAAGGCTTTCGCCTGTTCTCATTCTATTTTTTCTATTAATTACGATAGGAACCTCTGGTGCATTTGTTTTTCCTATGTTACGTTCGGCTTGTCTCAGGGCGTCATGGAAGTTCAGACGTTCAACACGTTTAGCTTCTATGAATATCCCTGGGACACCAAGAATATCTGCACCACCCGACATATCCACGTAACCACCACCAGATAATGGGGCTCTGTGCGCTGTCTTCAGTCCTGTTTCTTGATTAATGTATTTGGCTAACTCTCTTTCGTAGTCATCGCCTTTTTTCTTTTGCTTACTCAATCCTCGTACCCCAAATCTTTACGACAAGACTTACAAAAAAACCAATTCTTTGGTCGCTCTGTCGTATCTTTACATTTCATGCACGGCCTAGCCCACGTTTTTCCTTGGAAGTCACGGCGAACCTGATACTTGGCCCCATCGAACTCTTGCAAGCCTTCTCTTACAAGTATTCTTTTCAAGGTATCGACACAACAATTAAGGTGTTGTGCCATGTCAGAGTAAGTTTTAATTCTATGGTTTTGACGAAGCCAAGATAAGTTCGAGTCCGAGACTCGAATGTTTCTTGGCATATATCACTGCTCCTTTTTCCATGTATAGTATAACATTTAATACTAATAACAAATATTTACAAGAAATTTTTTTCTAGGTGTTGATTTATCCAGTCAAAAGTGATACAACGACTAAACGTTTAGTCTTTAAAAGACGGGGTTGTAAACCCCGCCTTTTGACTTAAGGCGTTATTAGCGAAGTGAAAGTCGTTGTATCATCCTTAATACATGAAAAAATTAAACCTAAGACAAAAAGAAATTGAACATAAATATAACTCTTGGAAACACAATCGTGACCTAGAGATTGAGAAACAGCGTGAAGAAAATAGGAAGCGCAATCCAGAAGTCGCCAAGATAGTTGACGAAATTAGAAAGCACTTCCCTGATGCAAAAGTTACTTCGATAACTCCAACCAAAGACGAACCAAAGTAAGAGGCTTGCCAAGCTTTTCGGCTATATGCTCGGCGTCTAATCCATTCAGAGCCATCTCTTTTGCTTTTTGTTTTGTAGATTTGCTAGCGACGATACGCTTCTCGCCAGTAATATCGTTTGCAGAAAACCCTAGCCACTGAACTCTATCGTGTAGGTCTGTCCACTCACGAACTTTTCCGTATCGAACTTCCATCACCATATACAGACGAAAGTTCTCAGGTAAACTTCCTTGCAGCAAGGGCCAGACAGGTTGGTCATAGTTGCCATCATACAACGCAGCATTTTGTTTCGCTGTATCTTCGTCTTGGAATACTTGTGCTACACGTATTTGTGTTTCTAAAGTAGTAAGCTGATTCGTTGAGCCAGCTTCTCTTCCAATACCACTGTCACTTGGTTTGTTACTGTGATGTATAAGTATTACAGACAAGCCAGAGTTTCTGAGCTTCACTGCGAGCTGGTTTACCTTTGACCATTCGTCTGAGCTGTTCTCCTGTAGCCCTGGGTAAGCTGTTCGTAGTGTATCTATGACAACAACGTCTGGGTCGGAGAACTCAATCCAACCTTGCAGTTCCTGTAAACCATCTCTGTTGTGCAGATTAATTTCTTTCTTATCAATAAACGGAGTCCAGATATTGAGTCTGTCAGCCGTGTCAGAATGTATTGATTTCAAGTCAATCAATCGTCTTGCGATGGTAGCCATGCCCATCTCGAAGTCCATATACAATACACGTGCTGGTTTACCTATCTCAAAAGGGCCAAAGTATTTGTTGCCAGCAGACAAAGCACCCATTGCATGTTGTACAAACAACGACTTCCCGTGACCACTGTATCCAAACACTTGCACAATCGTATTACTTGGAAGCCAAGGTTCTATCAGATACGTCTTTGCATCAGCTTCTTGTAACAGCTGGTCTGCATCTTTCATTTGTATAAGTCTGCGTGTCCTAGCTTCGACTGGTTGGTTAGCATTTATGTATGGCTTATATATATAGTCACCCTTCTCATCAAATCTGTCAGGATGATTACGTCGTTCTGATTGTTCCATAGACAGAACCGTTGCCTCAAACTCACGTTCTGTTAAGGGCGCTTCAAAAAACTCATTCATAAACGCAAAGCCACGAAGACGTAAGTCGTGACCCCAGAACCCTTCAAGTATGGATTCAGATATGTAACGCATCACACGTTCGTTGCGTCCGTTGCCAAGACCAGATGGAATCTTCAGTGAGTTTGGAAAAGAATCACGGACATATTTGGCAGTCCTATCCCACTCCGATATAAACTCGTCTGGGTCTAATGGCATTACGGAAGACAAGTCTAGCTGTGAGAACTCAAAGTCTTTGCCATCCATAGATGGTAAGACTGGTTTCCAATCCTTCCAAGTTGGAATGTCATCCCAGTCTAAGCCTATACCTATCTCCCAACTATAGTTTTTACTTGGAGGTAGCAACGCATAAGAGCCGTCGCCTCTAAAATCCAACCCATTTATACGAGGCCAGTCGGAGCCCGTGCTGTTTACGCCAGCACGAGGCCCACGACGAACTCCATCTTTGGGATGCTCGAAATATAAATGCACTCCTCTTTTCGTCTTGACTGTAAAAGCCGAGCGCATGCCTGTGTTTATTGCCTGTTCGTAAGCTTCTTCATTGTCACAATCGACAACAACAATTCCACTTACCTCGCCTGTTATGATTGCAATGTCATAGTCAGGCCATTGTGTCCACCATTGGTCTACTTCTTTCTCCGTAGGTGGCTTATCTTGGTATTGTCTCCACTTAATAGCGGGTCTTTTAGCGTCTGGTTTGATTGGTATTACAGACCAACCTCTCTCAAGATAATCCAGCGCTGCTGCCAGTTTTTCGTTCATGTTCGTCTTCCTCAAAGTAATTGTTAAAGTCAATTTCTGGAGCATGCTCCTTTATTTTCTCAAGAACTTGGCTACTTATATAGCGTCTCTTCATCCAGCCGTATGGGGCAGTACGAACCACGCCAGTTATCTTAGCCACCGAAGACGCCCCACCCAAATCGGTGATGAGCTTCTCGATGTTAAGTCGCATTTTGTTCTCCTTTTGACTTGCATTAATGTATAATTTATACTACACCTATATTATTAATCAAGTCATCATTCATAAAAATTTGCTGATGACACATTAAAATAAGGAGGTCTTATGACTGATAGTTGGGACGTGTTTGACAAAACACGCAAAGATGATGTCGCATCTAAAACGACACAGCGATTGGAGGAAATGTCTTCCAAGCTGTATAAACTAAGCCAAGAACGGCAGACCCTCGATGAGCAAATATCTGTGCTAGAGGGAGACATTTCAAGATTATTTCCAGAGGAGTCAGGCTCACAATCCAAAGACTTAGGATTGTATGAGGTCACTGTTTCTCGTACTGAAAGATGGTCTTGGGATAAGGATGCGCTTGAAAAACATTTTGAAGAGAAACCTCTTCCAAATTATGTAAGGCGTAATCTTAGCATAGATAAAAGGCAGTACACAAAGATGCCTTTGGAAACTCAAAATGAAATCAGATATTGCTTAACACGCAATTTAGACAAACCGAAAGTGAGGGTGGTTAAAAATGTTCAAAACGTTTAGCACAAAAGACATTATGCAAGATGGGCCTACGAAGGTTCTTCTTTATGCGCATCATGGGTTTGGTAAAACATTTCAGTGTAGATATTACCAAGCTAGATACGGTAAGGGTCTCATTCTTTCTGGTGAGGCTGGGTTGAAATCAATCGAAGACGTAGAGATAGACTATGTTCCTTTTACTTCTTGGGCTGGTAAGCACGAGCCTGAGAGTGGAACGTATAGTTTCCGTGGAATTATGCAGATGATTAAGACGGAAGAATTTGCCAAGCAAGGTTACAAGTGGATAGCCATTGATAGTTTGACAGAGATGTCAGACAGATTGATGGAGCATCTTGAGCAAGAAAATCAGGGAGAGAGCAACAACTTTAAAATATGGGGCGACAATGCACGTATTATGATTGGTGCTTTGAAGTGGATACGTGACTTGCCTATGCACGTTTACGTTACCTGTTTGGCGAAGGAGGAGAAGGACGCTAATGATGTAACTCATTATTGGCCAATGGTAAAAGGAGCTTCTGTTGCGAAACAAGTTCCAGCTTTGTTTGACCACGTCTTGTGTGGTGTGAGACGGACAGAGACAAACGATAAGGGTTTACCAAAGGTTAAGAGATATATCGTTACGGACGAAGTGAGTGGGTGGCATGGCAAGACCAGAGACCCAAAAAGTGTACTGAAACCATTTGAACAAGTGGATGATGTCACTGAATTATTAACACGAATGGCTACTGCCGAGGAGAAATAAATATGAGTGATTGGAACTTTACTAATCTTGACTTGTCTTCAGTTGAAGAAGGGTCAGGAAGCACACGTCTTCAACAAGGCGTTTATACAGTGGAATGTAAGAGTGCATCCCTTGAACCAGTTGGTGCAACCAACAACCGCAAATTGGTTCTTGACTTCGATGATGTCGATGGTCAAGGTGATATAAGGGTAAACTTGAACATCAAGCACACCAGCAGTCAGGCACAAGAGATTGCTCTCAGACAGTTGAAATCATTTCTTGTCTGTGCTGGACACTCAACACCTGACAAGCCTGGGGATGTTGCGTCTCTGAAAGGATTGCAATGTAAAATCAGAGTCGGTTTAGGGAAGCCTTGGACTGGTGACGATGGGGTTCAAAGACAGAGTTCAGAGGTCAAGTCGTTTATGCCTACTAAGGCAGACGCTAAGTCTGACAAGTCTGATTCTCCCTCAGATAATAAAGACTTAGACGACGAAATTCCGTTTTAGTCACTAGCAAAGAAGGAGTGGAAATCCTCCCCACTCCTTCTTTTTTTATACAGGTTTTAATATGGTCGAAGCAAAAAAAGTAGTAGAAGCAATAGACGAGGGCTACGAGAAAGAACCAAGAGAGAAAGCCAGAGATTACATCGGTGCGTCTATGATTGGTACTGCTTGTGATGCTGAGATAGCATTTAGTCTGCGTGGGTTTCCGAACAATCCACCGACACCAAGATTAAAAAGAATATTTAGACTCGGTCACATTCTTGAAGACGAAGTCGTTAGAGATTTAAAAATTAAAGCAGATGTCAGAGTCTGGGAAAAAGACGGACTGACTGGAAGACAACATACATACGAAGAACTAGGGGGTCATGTCGTCTGTCACATGGATGGACACATACAGCTAGACGAAAGCAAGGAAGACTTGCATGTTCTTGAAATCAAAAGCATGAACGATGCTTCATGGAAAAAGTTTTATAAAGATGGTGTGAAGAAATCACATCCAAGATACTACTCACAGTTACAAATGATGATGGGGATGTCGCAAATGCCGACATCTTTTTTTATAGCAATCAATAAGAATACTAGCGAATACCATTCTGAGATTGTGGATTATGATGACCTTGAGTTTATGTTTATTAAAGAACGGATTGAAAGGGTTTTACTTAACAAAGCGAGGAAGATTAGCAATGACGAAACAGATTGGAGATGCCGAGGGTGTTTTAAAAGGGGTGCGTGTTGGGGACAAATTGATGTTCCTAAATCATGCACGACGTGTAGGTTTGCAATCGCCAAGTCAGATGGTGACTGGTATTGCCAGAAACACGAACGAAGTGCCAGAGAACTGTGTAACTTTTACGAGCTTTATGAACCGTTGCCGAAGGGAAGCTGACATGAAGTATGAAGAGTTGGAAAATAAATTTGTAACATTACACAAAAAACGTTCCGAAGTTATGAAAGACATCGAGCATAACGAGAACGAAATCAACTCTATACTAGAGCGCATTTCGAGAAGCAATCTTGAGAAGGATGACTTTGCAAAAGCCAATGATAAACGTAAGCATCTTCGCAAGGAGACTGTGGAACTTAACCACAAGAAGCGAGAGCTTGAGGCACAGATACAACTAATAAAAATGAGAATGAAAAATGAGTAAGAAAAAATTTAATCGCACTTCGTTTTTGGGTACAGCAGACCAGCTTATCAATAGTGATAGAGCTAAAGTGTATGGGCCAGCAAAGAAAAACCATGAGGACATTGCTAAGATTTGGTCTGTGATTCTTGGTAAAGAGATAACAGCCGAACAAGTTGTTATGTGTATGATGGGTTTAAAGATTTCACGGCTTATAAAAACACCAGAGCATGCAGATTCATGGGTGGACTTGTGTGCTTATGGAGCTATTGGAGGAGAAATAACAAATGAAAGTAATAGTGGAAAGCCCGTACAAAGGGCAAAACGAGGCAGACCGAAAAAAAAATAGAGAGTTCGCACGTAAGTGTATGCTTGATTCATTAAAAAAGGGCGAGAGCCCTTTTTTATCTCACCTACTCTACACGCAAGTGCTAGACGAAGACGTAGAATCAGAAAGGCAAATAGGATTAGATGCTGCATTTAAGTGGTATGATGTTGCAGATTATGTGGTCGTCTATACAGACAGAGGTATATCGAAAGGGATGAAGCAAGGCATAAAGGTAGCTAGAGATTTGAACAAGACTGTTGAGTACAGGTCTTTCAAATGAAGGAAGTAATTGTTTACAGCTTGTGGTTGCTGATTGTTCCAGACGTTGAGTCGTCGGAAGTAAAACTACACAGACTAGAGTTTACTAGCCATGCAAGTTGTTTGGTTATGGCTAACTTACTTGAACAAAAGAGAGACCCCATTGTACAGAAGAAGCAATGCCGAAGGGTCATCAAGTATCCAGCAGACTAAAACAATAATAATAAGTAGTTTATTTACAAACCTGTTATGAGCTGAGTTCAAAGTGTGGAGCGTCAATGAAAGGACGTCTGCCTTGTGACCTACGTAAATCTACGTAAGCGTTCATAGCTTCTTCCATTGTCCCATCCCATTCTCGAATATCTGGTATTTGCCACGCAGCACCCCAACGTACTCCAACTCCTTCGTCTTGGGCTGCTTGTTTCATTGCGTCTGCAATGTCGTCATACAAATTTAATTCCCAGGAACCTCGTGAACCAATGTAACACATTAAGTCTACAGCGTTGCCAGTAAGGTGGTGTGATTTCATCGTCTTGGATGCACCTTTTGCTACCAGCTCCTCTTGTTCTTCTTGAGTTCGCAGACCACAAATAACTCCGAAGTCAATTTTTGTAAGGGTTATGGCTTTCATAACAACAAGTTTCATGCTGTCATTCACGCCTTCAAGCTTGCCGAGGCTTCGCTCTGATAATTTAAATGTCATTTGATTCCTTTCGTATCAGTTTTTTTCATCTTGTCATAGCTCCTCATTCCACCAATTCCGAGCATGCCAAACATCAATGGCATCATTACGGACATGTCTGCTTGTGGTATCATAATGCCAAAGCCAGCGCAAATCGGTGCGACCATGTAATTGATTCCAAGGGATAAGCCAGAAATCCAGCCAATCAAGGGTCGCCAAGACGACTGAAACCAGTTGCCTTTAGCGTCTTCTTTTAAAACTTCTATCTGAGCCAGTGCTAATTCTTGCCCGTGACGTTCTGCCATCGTGCTTAATTCAAAAGCAATTTTATTCTTCTGGTCTTTGTCTTCTATAAATTTATCTAGTAGCCCTGTTACTGGGCCAATCAGTGCTTGTATCATTTTCTTGCCATCCATGCTGTTGTTCCCATATATGCGCCGACTATTCCAGCGCCTGATATATAGAATAGGTTACTAATATCCGCTAGAGCTTGTACTCGCTCTATTGGTACGAAAAACATTGCAGCAGTAAATGCACCCATAGCAATCAGTGTGAACCTAGCCATGCGTAACTGTGCTAAATTTTTTCGTAAACTCGTCTCGGTTTCTTTTATAGTCTTTACGTGAGCAAGTTCTTCATCACTCACAATGCCATCACCGTCTTCATCATATTCTGCATACTTAGATTCTACTTGTAGTTTTTTTTGGTTCATCGCTTCGCCTTCAGTTCGTCTAGGCTTTTTGTTTTCTTGCCTCCGTCATACTCCCAGGCGTAACCACGATAGACCATCTCTTCATTTAAGTTCGTCTGTCCTATGTAAATCCACCCCAACATTCTACCATACTTGCCGTCTTTTTCTGTCTTAACTTTGAGACCTGAAGGCTCGCCGTCAGCAAGACGTCTTGTAAGAAATGCTTTTGCTTCGAGCCCCATCTGCTTTTCATCGAGGTCACGTGTTCTGCTTTCTGGTGCGTCGATACCAGCAAGACGTACACGTTCTTTCTTTGTAAGGCTGAAGCCAAGGTCTATCACCATGTCGACAGTATCGCCATCAACTACTTTGGTTATTTCTTTTATGGCGTACTCGTACATTATTTAGTGATGCTCCTTAGATAAGACTTTGAATTGTCATCAGATTCACCAGCAACTGCATCAACGATAGCTTCTTTAGCTGCTCTGTTACCACCGACAACTGGTATCCTGTTGGCAATTTCTCTGACTGCTTGTCTTGATTTACCGCTTCCTTCTTCTGCTCCGATACCAGCAAAAACATTAGCTGCTGAGTTGCCAAGACCAAACGTTGGGCCGAGTAATGTTCCCCACATTCTTTCTCGTCCGTAAGCTCCGTTGTCTATTTGTTCAACTGCTGTGTGCATCATGTCTCCAATAAGACCAAGACCACCCATTACAATTAAACCTTCAACATACCAGCCAAGGAAGTTGTCTTCATCTCCGTGTACTTTCTTGTCATAGCCTAGAGATTTAAGAATGTTTCTCTTTCTAGTCTCTGGGCTTCTACCATCATCGCCACCACGTGACTGCAAAATATCTTTTGCTGCTAGAGTTCCCATACCAAATGTTGGGCCAAGAGCTGCGAAAGCTAACAGTGGGCCAAAGTTTCCAGAGTTTGCTTCCTTCAAGACGTGTCCTGTAAGACGTGTCATCATCAGCGGGAATGACTTGAGCTGGAATACAAGCGCACCTATTGGTGTCTGAGCCCACATTGGCACGTCGTCTGCATTAGGTTGGAAGATAGAATCATCAGCGAATCTTATCATAGCCATCTTAACATGCTTGTCTTGCAAGACGTTTTTATCGCCAAGAGATTTTGGATTTACTTCTGCCCCAGGCAAATACATCTCAAGACCATACATCTTCAAAGCTCTGTGTGCAGTTTTGTATGATGCTGGTTGCTGTGCGTAAGGCACACCTTCCTTGAAGTTGTTAAATGCTTTCGTCTGCATAGCTTGGAAATAGTTGTAACCAGTTGCTGCTGCTATCTGTCTGTTCATATCAGTCCAGTCTGTAAGCAACGTGGCATTAAAGAAAGCATGTGATGCCTTGCCATCAGGTGCGCCATACAGATGAATCATTCTTTCGTGAATGATGTTCTCCATAGCAACGCCTGTGTTTCTAATCGCTTGCCTCATCTCAGCATCTCTCAGGCTGAACATGCCTTTCATCCAAGACTTCATACTTCCAGAACGAATGACTGGAAGTACCAAGTCACCAAGTGATGTAAGAGTTGTGTATGAAAGCAACGTAATGTTGTTAAAGAATCTTAAATTCCTTGAGGCTGTTTGTATTGCTTTGCCTCCCATAGTTGTTAGAGGCTTCTTCATAACAGGCTTCAAAGAACGCTCGATAAAGTCATAGTCTTGTGGTTGCAACACTCCTGTTTTGCCTTTGAAGTCATCAAGAGCATGCACGATTGCATCAGCACGTCTCTTATATGTCTGGTTCATTCTGCCAGTGCGTGGGTCTATTGGAGCTACCGCATATATAAGTTGTCTTGCAGCTGGAGCGCCAGCACCATTATGTGTGTTCACTAACTGCTCTGCAAATCTAAGAGCTTCAGCATCACTGTTTGCAAACGGCATACGTATTACGTCTTGCAAAGTAAATGTTTCCATCATGCCAGATGCGTTTGTTGCACTCCTGTCAAACCTAAACTGTTTGTTTGTTGATAGAAGTTTTGCAATTCCTTGCACACCTTCTTCAGCTACTTGCATGTAATCGTAAACAGCGTGGCTATTAATACCAAGCTCGTCCACATGGGTCATCTTTCTTGAGCTACCCTCAAAGTATTTAACAAGCAACGCATCGAGGTCACTCTCTAAATACTTTTCTAGGTCTCGAAGCTCATCAATAAACTCTGGTTTATCAAGCTCAAGAACCCTTGAGTAATCAACGTTGTCAAATGTTGGGCTCCTTGTTGTGCCTTTTACTGGAATAAATGTTCCGTCTGCACCATCCTCATCATCTACAAGCTTCATCATAACGCCTTCAGCAAAGTCTTTTGCTTCTTCGTCTGTAGGTGTTCTGCCATTTAGAAGTGCGTCTTTGTTGTAGTATCGTTGTAGAACTTCGAGAAACTTATCTCTGTCTTTGCCAATAGCTTTTGCGTTCCAAACTTGTGGGAAATAGTTTTGTCTATAGCCAACCATCAAGCCAGCATCTAACATGGCTTGTCTTTCTGCTTCAAAGGCACTTCTAATTTGCCTGTAAACAACACGTTCTTGGTCGGTAAGAGCTGTTTCTTGACGGCTTCCATCTCCGTAACGTAAAGCTTTTACAATCTTAGAATGTGATTTTGGTTGCTCTGCAATTTTGTCTGTGACTGTTGTCCCAACATTTACAGACTTCTTAAAATATCTTTTCAGGCTTCCATCAGAGTCAGGCAAACCTCTCATTGCCTTCTGTATTGGAAAGTATATGCCAGCAAAGCGTTGGTTCAAATTAGGGAAATGGTTTTCATACCAGTCGCCTAGCCACCTAGCACCCATATCTCTCAAGTTGTTAGACTGTGATTTAAGGAACCCAACAGGGCTAGACTTTCTAATTGTTTCTTCTTCGGCTGGTGTAAGCGTTCTCTTTCTCATAAGAGACATAAGAGCGCCAACATAGTTTGGGTCACCGCCAGCTGATTCTAGTAGCTCTCCAAACTCACCGACAGGAATGTCATTTATGCTGTTAAAGTCTCCGTCTTGAAGACCCCTTGCCATGCTTCCTACAGCACCTTTTGGAATTGGGTTGCCTGTGGTTTGTGCATAGATGCCATATTCCATATCGTTAAACTCATCTGCGTCGATGTGTTTAATTTGATTTGAGTTAAACAAAACAGCTGTTTCATGTTGAATACTTGAAGCGCCATAAGTCCTATTAGTTTGAACGAACTCATCCCCATCATTCAAACTATTTCTGTGTGTAGTTAAGAGACCATCGTATCCCATCTCTTGTAACATATTGTTAAATTCTGCTTGAGCGCCTGTCTTACTTCTGCCACCGAAGCGAACAAAAGCATCAATAACAGAATTATAAATATCTTCTCCACTTCTTGGGCCAAATGCTCTGCCATCTACGCCACGCATGCTAAGAGAAGAAATCATCTCTGCTGGCACGTCTTCTTCGTTAAACTTTGCCATGATAGCTTGCAAGAACGGGTCGTCTTCAGACTGATATATACTTGTTGCTCTGAAGTCTGCTGGGCTATCTAGTTTTATAACTGTAGGCAAGACATCAGACTCAAACTCCATGCCATTATTTTTCATGTTTGCTACTAAACCACGCTCAACCTGTATGAGTTCGTCTAGCTGTTCTTTAACGATAACCCTCTCGTCTGCAATCTCCCGCTGCAAGTAAGCATCTGGCTGCAAAGACGCATACTGTCGTCTTAGCTTTCCAATGTCTCGTCTTACTTGTGTAAGTTCAAAAGCATCCCAGTGCAAATCTTCTTTAATAATGTCTGATAGGTTTGATTCATCTATTGCATCAACCATTGCATTGAACGTTGGTGTCCTTGCATACATCTGTGATGCAACAAAAGGATTCTCTGTTACGTAAATGCCAGGGCCGTACAACCCTATATCAGACGGACGCATCTGCACGTTTGGATTGTTTGATTTCTTTAATTTGTTGCCACGTGGTGTACCATGATAAAAGAACAATGGCATTTGATTGGGTTCATCAAACCCGTATCCGCCTTTTACAAACCTAAGAATCTTTGTCTTCTTGTCTTTAGACATAGACATGAAACTGTCATGTGCATAATCAGCTGCATAGCTTGGGTGTGTAAGGTACTTGCCTTCTAGCGAACCAGCCAGTGGTCGAGCAGCATTGTCTTCAAACATGTCGCCATACATGGATACACGTCTGTAAGCGTTCTTAACGTCTTGTCTACCAATCTGACCATTAGCAATGTAAGAAGAATACTCTATGGTTCTGTCTATTGCCCTGTCGAGAACGGCTATGTTGGCTATGTTTTGTGTGTCGCCAGATATGCTTAGTTCGAGAATGTCATCACGAGTTATGTCTTCTTTCATGTATCGTGATATAGAATCTCCAAACCATTCATTAGCCAGCATCTCATCTCTGGTCATGGAATAGTAACCTTCGTACTTACTTCCATGCTTGGCAATAACTTGAGCTTTTGCTGTGTCATCAAGAGCATCGTAAGCAGCCCTTATTACGTCCATCTCGTCTTGTGGCAATGCTCCAGAACGAATGACCATATTGTTTAGTTCTGTAATACCGCTGTCTATATCTTCGCCTTTGTTTAAAGATGTAGCCAGTCGTCTTACTGTATTTCTAAAGTTTTTAAAGTCTGGGAGGTTGTAGTTTCCAAACGCACCATCTCCCGTTACAGCATAGTCACCCCTACCAAGACGAGCCATGATGTCCATAGTAATTCTGTTGGCGTTTTGCATAGTTCCATAAGATGATTTGTTAAGAATGTTCATCATTCTGTATGCAATAGTTCTGCTGACCTGTTGCATCTCTGTGTCTCTGTGAGTGATGTAAGACAACATCTCCCTTACAGAAGCACGAGCAGCAGAAGGTATACCATCGTTTCTAACGACACCTTTGTTGTGAGCTATCTCTGTAGCAATAGCCATCTTTGACTTTTTAAACTTAGGTTTGAGTATAGCTGCACCACCTTGTGACTTCGCACGCTTGTTGTTTGCACGTCGCACGACTTCAGCATAGGCCTCATCTACCCTAGTTTTGTCTCCTACATGCAGAGCATCTAGCAGTTCTGACTCAAGAGCATCTCCACTTAGCTTAAATGTTCCACGTGAAACACGTACTTGCTTGGCTGGCGCTGGCTGAGATTTGATTTTGTTTACAATCTCTACACCAATTTGGTCACCATACTCTGTGCCTTTATGCTTTCTGAACAAAGCAAGCAAGTCATTAAGCTTCTTGCCCTTGACTGATTCAGCTGAGTTCTGATTGATTGCTGGTGTATTCTTTGTAGTAACCCTTGTTCTGCTATTCTTCTTTGTTTTTGCAACTTGCACAGCTTCGTTAAGGGTCTGCTCTTTAATTCTTTCGTTCTTAATCTTTGTATTCTTGGCTGTTTTGCTTGGCTGAACCTTGCCGTTTGAGCGCACTGGAGGCTTGTTAGCCATGTCTGGTTTAGAACCACCAATAAGATTAGTGGTGTTTTCAACCTTTTGATAAACAGAGTTTAGCTGCTTATCAATCATGCCAATAAGGTTTTGCGTAGACGAAGCCTCTAGGTTTTTTATTCGACCAGGGATTCCTTCAGCTGGCACAAATGTTCCACCATAACCGTTGTAGTAAAAGTCTTTTAACTGTTCAGCTACTTTCTCCATATCTGCTTGAGTTGAAAAGTCACCATAGTTACGTGTGTCAAACCCGTCGTCTGTACCGTACTGTTTGCCATCAATCATTTCGTCGTAGTTATTGATTCGGTCACGAATAATCTTGACCATACCTTTTCTACCAGCTGCACCTTTTCTTAGTGGAGAGAATATAGCGTTCTCTGCACCATCTCGTGCCACTACCTTAGAGTTCGGAACCATCTCTAGCAGAAGCTGTTGCAGCTCTTTGTGAGCTTCAACAATTCCATCTGCGCTATCACGACCTATTGCACTTTCTAGGTTTTCTTTAGTGATTTGCAACTGAACAAGACGCTTTTGTATGTGCCGTCCGAAATCAGTCTTTGGCTTGTCATCTACACCAAGACGGAATGTAACTTCTTCTTGTACATCAGGAATAATTTTAGCGAAGATAGGCTCTAGGTCTGGGTTTAGTTCAGCGCCATAGTAGTATCTGTCAAAGATACCTTTGACGTACGTAGCAATCTTTTGCCAAAACTTCTCTGTAGCCAAATCTGGTGAGGCTTTCTTTCGAGAGACCCACATTTCAAACTGCTCTGCAAAGTATTCTTGTGGGCTTGTAGGTTGTCTTACAACATAATCAGGTCGACCTTCTTTGCTAATTGTTTGGTTCTGAAGGTAGCGTGATTCATCTATGGAGTCAGAATCTATCTTGCCTCCTTTGTAGTGTGTCTTGGCTATATTCCAAAACTGAGCCCTGTCTTCTGGTGTCAGAATGTTTCTGTAAGCCCAGTGACCAACCTCATGGTACAAAACGTTTATTGTGGGAGTAAGCTGAGTCATGTCAGTGCCACGACCCTGACCAGTTCTCATGGTTACAGCGTTATCTCTTTGTGTGTAATAACCTCTGTATGCCCCGATAGTATCTGTCGTCTTGCCTCTGATTAGGGGAGCCTTGTCTGGGTCTCCTCCAAGCATATCAATAAGTCTTTTGGCTCCAGCAATCTCTTCTGATGAGTGACCAGCAAAGATATTCTCTATAGCCAGCTTTGCTTCTGACCTTGTTTGAACAGGTTTGTTTACACCATCAGGTGCAATCTTAGCCATAAGGTTTTCAAGGAAAGCTATCTGCTCAATACGTGCATCCATTGCACTTTCTTTTACAGGCCACCCACCCATACTAAGCTTATCTTCCATAACCATTAAGGTTTGCCCAGTAATCGAGTTACCTTTTAATCCATTGGCTCCACGGAAACCCATCTCACCAAGGATGTTGTTTACAATGGCTACTTCTGCTTCACTTAGCTCAAGTTCTTTTTCATTAAACTCAGCTTCGTCTATAGGCTTTTTAATAACGTCTTCACGTGTTTGCCCTGGGACTTCGCCAGAAGGTAAGCTTTCAAATAGTTCTTGTCTTGCTCGTAACGTTTTGGCCTCTGCATCAAAAGGTGCGTATTTAATATCCCAGTTTGCTGGGTTTGAGTTAGGCCCACCCTTTTGACCGATAATAGCTTCTATGCCTTTGCCTTCGCTGATTTGCTTTTGGCTAATCATACGAACATCAGCAGCATTGTTCTTTGAGCGGATAATTAGTTTCTTACCAGCACTTGTTGTTGGTACGTCTACAGTTGCTGAAGGCTCTTCAGGTACACCAGCACCTTTCTTTTGAAGTGCTTTTACAGTTCTAATAAACTTGTCTGTATCTCCGTCAGTCTGTAAATCAGCAACAAGCTTCTGAACAACCTCGTTAGTAATTGTTGGTGTTTCGTCTGTAGGCTGTTTAACTTTCTTTGTTGATTTCTTACCGATGTTCACACCACGTGTTTTCATAAGGTATTCGTAGCTTACAAAGCTTCTCTTTGTTACGCCGTCTGCAAACAAAGTAGTGCCAGCTTTTACACGAATCTTTCTTCCATCTGGGCCTACAGCTGTTTCGCCACCAGAGATATACTTAACAACATCTGGCCCCTTGCCAGATGTTGCTTTAATAATAGCTTCTTCTTTTGCAAACTCGTTTGGTTTTACGTTTACGGAACTCTTACGAAGCATAGCTTGGATACGTCCACGTGTATCTCTACCAGCTGTTTCGTAAATGCCTTTGTTGTCGATAGACTTTTGAACAGAGCGAACCAGTGATTCGGTCTGCGTTTCAGGATTGTCTCTTGCGTTGAGAACTTGTCTCTCTGCAAGTATCTGTGCTGTTTCTTTTGAAAACTCAGGGTTGCCATCTTTAGGGTCTCGAATCTTTCTAACGAGCTGACGTATCTTTTTGAGTTCTGTTTGTGTAAAAGCCTTATCGCCTGTAGCCATACCGCTTTTGCTGAACTCATCAAACAATGCCAAGATGTCGTCTGGGTCAGACTTGTAAGAAGCTTTGTCCTGGGACATAACCCTAATCAAAGCTCTAAGACTGTTCTCGTCTACGTCAATGTCATTGCCAATGTTTGCAAGAAGCGTATCCAAGTCCCTTTGCACTTGTTGTGCATAAGAAGATGGAGGATTGTTCTTTGCAGCATTAATTGCTTTGTTAACTTGTCGTTTTGTAACACGACCAGAAGCAGATGCCTCTGCTGCTGGAATATCTTTCGGGTCAAGACCAGCTGCTAAAGCTTTTCCTCGTGACTCGCTATCAATAATAATTTCGTCTGTCTTAGCTTCTGGTTCTGCTGTAACTGTAGTTTCATTTGGTTCAGCTTTGCCTGAATCCATCATTTCTGTGAACGCTTTTCTGTCCCTAGCCAATGATGCGCTTGCTGTTACCTCGCCAACAGAATCTCGTGTAAACTTACCATCCCTACCAACAGAAATTTTGCCAGCTGCAAAATCAGCTTCAAATTGTTCTTGGGTGTACTCTTCGTTAAACCTTGATTGTATTTTTGTTTTCTGCGCTTCGTTTCTGAAAGGCATGTCATCGAATTTAACTTCGACAGTGGCTGTAACAGTCTCGTCTGCTGGTACAGTTTCAGTCGTTGTAGTGGTAGTAGTAGTGTCAGCTTCTGAAACTGCGCCTTCTGTACGTCCTTCGGGCGCTGCTTCTGTGGTTGTAGTGCCTTCGCCAGTAGCTTCAGTTGTTGTTGCTTCTGTTTCTACTGGGTTTGCGTCAGCAGTGTCGCTTGGCTTCGCTCTATACTGCTCAAGAATCTCGTTGATTTCAGATAAATTGAGACCGCCTCTTGTTGCTCGTCTAAACTTTGAGTAGTTTCTTTCAAAAATTGCACGACGCTTCTGAGCTTGAGCCCTTAAGTTAGGATTGTTTGAGGCTTCAAGCTTGCTGATTTCTATTTGTTCTGCTTTTAGGTTCTCGCCAAACTCTCTAAGTGCAGCCAGTTCGTTCAGGTTTACTTCTGTTTCTGCAACAATGTCTGGGTCTATGCCGTCGTCTAGCTGACTATCGAGTAGGTCTTGCTCTTCTTTATAGAAAGTTTTTATTTGATTGATTTTCTCATCAATCTCAGCTGTAGGTGACTCTGTGGTCGCTGTTGTTTCTGTTGTCGCTGCATCACTTGGCTGGATAAATGCGTCTGTATCTTTTGATGCTGTAACAAGTTCGTCAAAACCCGTAACGCCACGTGCTGCTACAGTGTCTGCGATTTGCTGACCTGTAAGACCTTTGCTTATAAGCTCGTCTGTTTGGGCTGCTGTTGTGTTAATTCCACGTCTTGCACCAATAACAGCTGGTACTGGGCCAAGAACGCCACCACCAATAAGTCCACCAGTAGCACCGCCAATAACTGCATCCTTTGCAACTCGACCAATGCTTACTTCGTCTTCCAAGCCAAGCTGTACATCTCTAATTTGATTTGCTGTACTAATTACGCCTTCTGCACCAGCACCGATTGCAGCTTCTCGAACACCAGCGCCTATAATACCAGATTTTACACCAGCGATTGTTGCTTGCTTTCCAGTCTGACCAGCTAGATACGCTGCTTTTGCTACTTGTGCAGCTTTGCCGTACGCACCAATAACTGGAATAAGGTTTACTGGGTCAAGAATAATAGCTTTAGCAATGTCAGGCGCAGCAGAAGCAATGCCTCTACCACCTTCTTGCCAAAACATTGGGAGCTGACGCCATGCTTGCTCAAGACGTTTTGCTCTTGCTCTTGTTTCTTTACTCTCGCCTTGAGTATAAGTAGCACCAATCACTGCACCAGCAGTGTTTAGGTCTCGCCAAGTAGCGTCTTCGTAAAATTCGTCTAGGTATTCTTGGTCTGTAGAATAAAACTGTCCGTAGTCTGCGTAGTATTTACGCAAATCTGTAAGAAATCGGGGGTCTTTTGTGATTTGGTCGGGGGATACGTTAAGGTATCCTACGTCTGTTGCACCCTCTTCTTGTGGTGTAAATGATATGCCGTCATAATTTGTTTGGTTTGCCATTCGGTACTCCAGTTATCCGATAGGTTTAATTTATATTATTGCTGTATTACAGTCGTCCTATAAGTCATCCCCGTTATTGTTTTGTGTTATCCATTGAGAATAATACGTGTTGTAGTATCGCTTGATAAAGGACACAGGGTCTTGTTGAAACTCTTGATACTGGCCTGAATCTAGCTTGTTAATCATATCTCGTTTTATGTTTCGTATACCCATAAATTCCTTAACCATTTTTTGTCTCTGTCCTTGCTGACTTGCTATAACAGTAGGAATGTTAGAGTCTCTAAGAGTCCTTTCTTGGCTACTTATATTATCAACAAGAGTAGGTGCGGTTGGTGTGTTCTGCACTTGTCTTTCGGCAATAGCAATTTGTTCTGTGATTTGCTTCATCAAAGCATCTTTTTCAGTATTAACACCATTCTGCCACCCTTCTACGTCTGTTCTATTCCAGCCAGGGGTTCCAGCAGTAATCCACCTGTCTTTACCTTGAGCATATCTAAACGCATTTCTAAAGCTTTCAGCAGTAACTTGTTGAAGCTGATTAAGACCAGCAGCAACACCTCTAAGGGCTCTAAGTTTTGCAGTTGCGTCAGACTCTTGTAATGCACTGGTTAGTGCAGCTTTAGCTTCGTCAAACTTCTTAGTGTATTGTGTTTTCTCGTTAGTGAACCAGTTATCAAAAGTCTGGTCTCCGTCAAAGTCACCAAGCTGTCTCCTTGTAAGGTCTTGCGTGTACTCAGTAGCTTGTTCAATCGTTGTTACGCCACGTGAGTTCTCAAGGATTGAGTTTGCTCCAGCAAGAACAGCGTTGTAATCAGAGCCTTCCTCTTTGCCCAGCCTCTTAAAGTAGTCAGACAAGAGCGACAATGTGTATGAGTTACTAAGGTCATATTTCTTAGCTAGTTCAGCAACAACGGCTGGTGCTGCAACTGCTTCTCCAGAAGTTGCTGGATTGATTTGACCTTTCTTGCCACCTGTAAAGAAGTTGAAAGCAGAGTCTTGGCTTTTCTTCAGAACTGCTGCTGGTACGCCAGCCACAGTCTTGTCTGCAAGTGATTTCTTTTCGTTATGTAGAGTGTCTTGTTCGTACTGAGATTCTACTGTTAGGCCTTCAATAATAGTATCAAAGGTACTTATTACGGCTGCTTTCTCGGCATCACCAAGAGTTGTATAATTATTTAAAAGATACTCCTCCATAAGCTTTTTGGCTGTATTAATGTCGCCTCTTGCAATAGCCACTTTGACTTGAGGAACATTTTGAACATCATTACCAAACGCAATCTTAGCTTTTTGTACTCTTTCAGCTAGCTCGTAGTTTCTGTCTTCTTCAATTTTCTTTTTAATCCTAGTGGATTCCGTTTTCATTTCGTCGACAGCTTTGTTTAGTTCGGTTTCATTTACTCCAAAACTTGTTGCATCTGTTTTAAAAGCAGCTATTGCCTCCTCAACATCGCCTCCACGCTCCATAATTGGTTTGATTTGAGCAAGAAGGTCTTTCTTCTTGTCGTACAAATATGTTTCTTTTTCTCTGTCAAGTACGGTCTTAACTCTATCTGATACACCTTTTACTAGAAATTTTGGCACACCCAAAGCAGCAGCAGCCTGTTCTACACTAACTGTGCCGTCTGTGCTTTTCATGTACTCAACAACCTTGGGAACAAGGGTCAAGGTTCTATCTGTTCTAACTTGGTTTATTCTGTTGGGTGTAATTACACCACTAAAATCAACGCCACTTTGTGTTTTAAGTTCATCTAAAAATTTTGTAAATTCTTCTGTAGGAAGACCCGTCTCTTCATTTATAGGACTACCGCCAAACCTTAAGGTAAGGTCATCACTTATGTTTGCTGCTTTTGAAAACAAATCAAATTTACTTGCAGCAGCAGCTTGAGCTTCTTGGTTTTTCTTGGCTTGCAGTGCTTCAGCATTGCGCTTACCAATAATATTCAAGACGTCTGCGCTAGGCATGCCACCAGCAAGATAGTTTCTGCCAGCAGCAGCTTGGTCTACAAAAGACTGCATCTCCATAGGCGAAGCGTATGGGTTTGTTTGTCTAAAATCGTTAAAAGCTTTAGCCAACTCAAGACGTCTACGTTCGTCTGAGTCCATTTGCTTGTTATAGCCTGTCCCGAATCCTACAAAATCTACCATATTCTACCTCAAGAACCTGTCAGGTTATTAAAAAATTTATTAAATGATTGGTCTATGCTGTAGAACAGACCATCATTTTGTTTTACTCCACTGCCTGGGATTACTTTGCCGTCTGCATCATACTGAAACGTCATTCCCCCAGCCTGTGATTGGTCGTTTACAAACTGACCAAAAGACTGACCAAAGTTTTGACCAGCTGTTTGGGCTCTGTTTTGCATGTTATTAGCGTATGAGCCAAGCTGACTCATCATTTGGTTACCTATACTTGTAGCGTTACCAAGATAGTTTGAGCTATCAAGACTGACTGCTGCTGGGTTGAATATGCCAGACTTAACATTAAAGCCCTGATTAGTAGCCATGCTTGTTGGTCTGGTGTAGTTGGCTAGGTTTGCTGTCATCAATGCTGGGTTGTTGTATATTGAACTGCCAATAGCAACAGGAGCCCTAAAATCATTTGCACTGCTAATGTTTCTGTTTATGATTGATGACGGTATCATTCGTGCATAGTTGAATCCTGATAGTGCTGATGGTGCGCTTGGAAGATTAGCTAGTTGCTGTAGTCCTGTACCAGCTACACCAGCTGTCTCTGCAAGCAATTTGCTTCTTGCATCCATAATGTTGCCCACATTTGTGCCGAAGACTTGTTCTCTTCCAGAGATGTATTTTAGTGCATCGTCATAAGCTGAATCTCTGGCTTTTGAATATTCGTTTGCAAGACGTGCTGCAATATCACCACGAACTGCTGTGCCTTTTGTGCTGTCATCCATGCCCTGACGTATAAGACCAGCCTCGCCTACAGAAGCTACCGCTTCTGCTGCTCGGTCTACGTCTGAAATATTTTGAGCTGTTCGCTTGTCTATTTCTGACTGTATGTCTCCTTCGGATACAGCTGCTGGAATAGGAACGTAACCAAGCTGAGAAGCAGTTTGGTTTACAGCGCCTTGTAATCCAAGTATCTGATTAAGTATTTGGTCACGCACAGCCATACCGTCAGCACGCTCAAGACGTGCTGTATCTTGTGCATCAAGAGCCATGTTTACAAGAAAGTCACGCTCTATCTGTGCTGTTGCTCTGTCTTGTAAGAAACGTCTTAGCTCTTCATCACGTTCACCAGATGCCGTTGCTCTAGCTAAGTTAAGTTGTTGTATAGCAAAAGCTCGCTCTTGCTCGCTAATGTCCTGTCCTTTGAGGAGTTGTTCTAGTCTAAATGTAGAAAGACGTGCAGCCTCTTTGTCCTGAAGAATCTGACGTTCAATGTCTGATTCTCTTTCCTTCAACAAAGCCCTCTTAAAGTTGTCTAGCTCAGACATTTGGAACTCACGTTCCTGTCCAGCAAGCCTCCTGTTAAGAGCTTCTATTTGTTGTAGATACTGATTTTGCTCTCTACGCTCTTTACGTGCATCTTGAGCCAGCATAAAGTTTGCATTTTGGAACTGTCTTTGCGATTCCATCTGCTGCATCTGCAAAGACCTTGCAGCTGCTGCGTCCTTTGATGCTTGGTTTGCTGCGTATAAGTTACCAGCTAATCCTAATATTGCGCTAAATGCCATTCGCTAACGCCCCTATACACTTATAACCCCTAAGTTTTGACTAAACGCTGAAGGCAAGTTTGCTAATGCTCCCAGCTCTTCTTCGTCGCCACCTTGAGCTAATAGATTTAAATATTGCTCTAGGGTTATTGGGTCTATCTGAGCGAAGTTCTGAAACTCAGGAACACCTGATGCCCCTATTGATGCAAGTAAGTCTTGCTGTGCTTGTCCTGACCTAGCAGCAACGGCTTCTGC